TTTTGACGTGACCAGAAAGCAGCAAATGGGCTGATTATTGAGGGACAGATTGTTGGAGTTTCTTTGGTGTAGAGACCTGCTAATCCAAGCTGCCAGTTTGTTATAGCGAAGTCAGTAGACGGAGAGAAGTCACTCGGTAAGGTAGAGGAAATGAAGATGACTAGTGCTAAAGAAATCGTTTCAGAGATGCAAAAGTTTGCACCTACCGAGGTTGTCAAGTTTGACCAAGCAGCATACGATACTGCTCGTCAAGCATTGGCACAGTTGATTATCGCAGAAGCAAAAGAAATGGCAGAAGGCGAAGACGAAGAAATGTCATTCGCTATCTTGTTCGGTGCAATCAGTTCACTTATGCGCTGGCATGAACATGAAGAAGCCGAAGGGGAAACAGGAGAAGAAATGAAATCAGCAGACCCAATCGCGGATGCAACTGTAGAAGAAGCAATCGGCGAAACTAAAGCACAAGATGGTATTTGCCCAGAGTGCGGTAAAGACGAGAAAATGTGCAAGTGTTCAGATAAGGCAGAAAAAGAATTGGTAGAAGACGGCGGTGCTAATTCACCTGATATCGTCATGTCACCTAAGTCTGCCGAAACAGAAGAAGTAGAGAAATCTCTCACAGAGATTATTCCTTCAACAAATACAGAGGATGCAATCATTCCTACTGTAGAACCAACAGAATTCGTAGAGGAAGATTCTTCTACGGAGAAATCCCTGCTCGCTGATATTAACTTAGTTGATATCGTTGAGAAAGCCGTAAAGAGTGCCATGAAGTCGGTTGAAGCCGAAGTCGCTGAATTGAAATCTGCAAAAGAGGCAGTAGAGAATAAGGCAGCATCGCTTGAACAAGAACTAGCAACGGCAAAATCTCTCGCAATAGGTGGTGGTCCAAAGCGGACAACCATAGCGACAGGTAGTAACAAGCCAAATGAAGCATTAGCACAAGCGGATTTATATTTCGCAAAGGCTTCTGCTACAACCGACCAAGAACTAGCAACTGGATATCGCATGAAGGCTAAGGAATACCTCGCCAAATCTGCAATGCCAGAAGCAACTTCAAACTAACTCTTTACAGGAGAAACACATGAAAGAAGTACGCGCAAAGGATTTGTACAACGAATCCAATCCAAAACTTGCTGCTGAACGCCATGATGATTATCTCGGTGAGTTGAACAAGTCACTTAACGGCGCATCAAACGACCCATCTGTTTTAACACAGTTGGAAAGTGGTATGGGCGTTAAGTTCGGTGGAAATGCAGTAGCACAGTTGGAGTCAATGGCTACCAACAAGTCACTCACACCAGACGCACTTGCTTCACTCAACAACGCACTCGCTGCACAGCGTGGAGCAGTTGGAGATATCAACAAGGAAATCACACTTACATCACCACTTAGCACATCATTCGCGGCATTCGACCTCGAAGCACCTGCTAAGTTGCTTACACCTCGCCCAACTCCACTCCGTAACCGCATCCCTCGTAAAAAGGGTGTTGGTACATCACACCGCGTAAAGCGTATCCTCGGATACACAGGTACAGGTACTGGTGGAGTAGGAAACATTTGGCCAGGTGTTACAGAAACTTCCCAGAACAACTTTGCTCCGGGAGCATCTAATCCACTTTACCTAGAGCGTGGTCCACAGATTGCATTTGCTGCTGATGACCTCGTCTTGCCTTACAACTCATACTCACTATCTGACCAAGTTTCATTCGATGCAAACTTTTCAGGCATGGGTTACCAAGACCTCCGTCAGTTGTCTTCAACATCAACACTCTACGCAACAATGTTGATGGAAGAGCGCATGATGCTTTACGCACGCGGAACAGCATCAGGCTATTCAGGAGCACTCGCTGCACCTGCATCAGTCACACTCACATCACCAGTTGCTTCTGGTTCACAGACAGCACTTGCTGCGAATACATACTATGTATACGTAACATCAAACGCTGGTATCTCTGGTTCAGGCTTCGGCGAATCAGTAGTTACAACAGTTCAGTCAACAGCAGTTGCTACAGGTGACGTACTTGCCATCACATGGCCAGCAGTCGCAGGTGCAATCGGTTACAACGTATACGTTGGTACAACAACTGGTGCTGCTAACTGCACATATCAGGGAACAGCACAGGGTACTTCTGCCGTAATTCAGGGCGCAGGTACAACTGGTCTTCTCGGTAACAACTTCCCATACACAACAAATGGTGCTGCTGCATCACGTGCTACTGCGGATACATCTGCTTACGCAACAGGATATGACGGAATTCTTCCAACAGTTCTTGGTGCTAATTCAGGTTACAACAACACAATCAACTCAACATTCAGCACATCAAATCCTGGTGTTGAGTACCAGACTGTGTTCTACAACCTCTACAACTCTGTTAAGGCTGACCCAGATGAGATTCTCATCAACGGCGCAGACCGCAAGCAGTTATCTGACTCAATCAAGAATGGCTCAACAGCGAACTATCGTTTGAACCTTTCACAGACAGAGGCAGGAGATTACGTTGGTGGTGCAACAATCGGTGCGCTTAACAACGAAATCACAGGAAAGATGGTTCCACTTACTGTTCACCCATGGTTGCAGCAAGGTGTATCACCTGTTCTTTCTTACACACTTCCAATCCCTGACACAGAGGTTTCTGATGTATGGGCTGCTATCAACGTTCAGGACTACATGGGTATTCAATGGCCAGTAGTTCAGTTCTCATACGATTTCAGCACATACTTCCGTGGCACTTTCTTCTGCTACGCTCCTGCATGGAACGGCGCAGTTTCTGGAATCCAGAACGCGTAAGTAATAATTGAATAGGAAGGGTGCGTCATATATCGGGCGCACCCTTCCGCAATTAAGTAGGAGGCAAGCATGACAAGAATGATTCCACCAAAGGGATTAAAAGAAATAGCAGTACAGACAGAACGCGGAACTAAAATCTACAAAGCAGACCGCAGCGGGATTATCAATGTGAATAATCCTAAACACGCGAAGCAGATGAAAGATGAAGGACTCGGAGTAGGTAGTGTGGCTGGGGTAGCCGATACAGACGGATTCCCTTGTAGTCAATGCGGATTCGGGTCATACTTTAAGAAGTGTTCTAGGTGTGGGCATCTAAACGACAGAATAGAGATGGATGGTTCAAGTGGCTGAATCAATTAACCCCACTACTCATGGCTTCTCAACGCCTTATTTAACCAATGCTGAATACACCAATGCGCCAACTGCTATTGATATTGATAATCTTGTATTTAACTCTTCCGACCCTGCTATTCAGGCGAGCGAATTAACTAACGTAATTTCACGTGCTTCATCTTGGATTGATTCGTATTGCAATCAAGTATTAGGAGCAACGCTAGAAACAGAAACCCAGCGTTCACGTATCGGTTCAGATGGCTACATCAAATGGCATCCACGCTACTCACCAGTAATTGCATTGACCGCACTCCAATACGGCAATCCTTCAACTAACCTCATCAGCGCGCCAGACGTATCTCAAGCATGGATTGAAGACCAGCAAATCCTTTATCCGTATGCGAATCTGTTTGGAGCATCAAGCAGCCAAGGTCCACTACAATTCGGCTTCCCTTCTGGTAATGGTACACAGGTATACCTCAAGTACACATTCGTCAATGGCTACGCAAATACAACTATTAACACAGCAGTTGCAGGACAGAGTTCACTTACAGTTGCTAGTGGCTTGGGCATTACAGATGGTATGCAATTAAAGATTTATGATGGTATGTATTCCGAGAACGTAACAGTTGCAGATTCATATACTTTCAATTCAACAACAGTTCCTCTTACTGCACCTCTAGTCAATTCACACGCAAGCGGTGTTTCTATTTCAGCACTACCGCCAGCAATCAAAGAGGCTGCTATTCTTGTCACTACTTCAATGCTTAAAGTACGTTGAGATAGCCTTATGCCTATGGCGATTGGTACTTCACCCTATACTGTTGGTACTGGTGTCAGCCAAAATATCGGCAAAGAATTAAATATGGCTATGGACTTACTCAAACCTTATCGTAGGATTAGATAATGTCACGCAGAGTAGTACGCGAAAAGGTACATGGCTGGATTTCATCAGCGCAGATAACAACGCTGAATCAAGTATTCACGTCTTTCCCTAAGCGTATTGACTTTCAAGTAGATTCATTTCCGGGACAGGTTTCACGTGCTGCTGCGGTTGTATTTATTGAAAGCGAAAACGAATCACGTATTGCCATCGGCGGAGTCGGGTCAGATGGAACAGGGCATGGCTGGAAGCGCGTTGATTATTCCGTTGCGTTACAGATATTCCATCACTCGTTACAGCGAAATGCCGAAGATGCGATGGAGGACTTTGACCAAGTTATTGATGCGGTTAAAGATAGACTACGCAATGGTTTCCATACACTAGGGGAGCAAGACCTCAACGTGATATGGCAAGCAGCAGAACCAAGTATTGATGTTCAGTACGGCGAGCCACTTACTAATCAAGGTGGGGCTACCGAAACTTGGGCAGCAATACGTTTTACTGTTACACAAATGATTGAACAATAGGAGAATCCCAATGGCTCGTTATGTATATAATGGTGAGACAGACCATGTGTTTCCAACACTCGGTCTTACTGTTAAGCAAGGTGATTCATTTGATGGTCCAGATGGGCTAGTCGCTCAGGGATTGTCTTATGTATCAAGTGGTAAAACCGCACCTGCGGTTCCAGTAGCACCAAAAGAAGCAGCAAAAGAAACAACTACAACGTCAGCCCCGACTGACACTACCGCAGGAGCGTGATTAAATGGCATCAGCACAACCATCCGTAAGAAGTTACGTTGGCGTAGCAAAAGAAACTACTCCCGGAACTCCAGTAGCAGCAACAGCGTTTATTCCTTTAATGAAAGATTCATTGACGCCAGTAGATATCGTTGCGCCACTTTCTGACACAGGACTTCGTGGCTCAATGGCTACGAACTCCACTTATCTACAGGGTCGCCGTCATACTGAAATTGACCTTGGTGGTCCAGTATTCGCAGACACAGTTGGTTTGTGGCTGGGTGGCATCCTCGGTTGCGTAGCAACCGATGGCGCATCAG